CCATGAAAAACAACACAGTCACCAAGAATGCAATTCAGCGTGAAAAACAATCCTTTGTGGATTTTTTCAAAGCAATCAAGAAGCAAATCGGAAGCGATACACTTGTTGAGACGGGCGACGGTGAAAAGCCCGGCATCGAAGTTACAATCGGATTTCGATACGACAAAGAATCTGACGAGCTGGAATGGAACTACCAGACTGGCGACAATAGTTGCATGGGGGCTGCTTACAGTTTCGCGCACTGGGCAACTACAACCGTCATGAAGCGCTCTAATTGCAACGAGCTTGCTAATGACATTTGCGAGCAGATGGAGAATCTGCCGTGGGAGGAGTGAGATGACATACGATAGAGCGAAGCATTTGCAAGAATCTCGTAAACGATTCATCGAGGATCTGAGCAACGCATTGCAAGTTTGCCACGAGAATGATTTTTATCCTGAGGTGTTCAAGCGCTATTACGAGCATCCAGATTACGAGTGGCTAACCACAATGCAAGATGATCTTGCTGAATTGACGGATAGCCAGCTTGAAGAAATTGCTGATAATTGCGTTGAAAGGCTAGATGAATTTACGATGCGTATGCCAGACGACGATGCCAAATGGCTTTACAAGAATGGCGGTGGAACAATTTCACCTGCCTCTGTTCTTGATTGGCTAAGGCATACTCAATGCAATTACTACTTCTTCCTCAATCGTCAAAACAATGACTGAGTATCATCCTCACATTCTTCCCGATGGATGGGAATGGATTGGTGCAATTGCTGCTCCCGATGGTTACAACGGCCTTGCGCATGTTGCAAACGTTGCGAGATGCACAGAAGGCTTTTTGTGGGAATTTACAAAACCAGGAAGGTATCGCATTCACGAAGATCGTTTCAATCGCAGGAGGATTTCTGATTCAGCCCTGGCCGGAGCGCCGTTTCAATTTCACTCAGTAAATTACAATGACGAAAACGAAGATTGAGCAAGAGTTTGAACGTGAATGCTGGTGGCTTAAGTACAAAGGCAGCAGCATTTCATGTAACAGCAGGAAAATGATCCTGCAGGCCAACGATGCAATTCAACAAATCAAGGAGTTTTCACGATGAGGATTCGACTAAAAGATGGTCTGACAATTGAAGAACGTGGCTGGCCTGGACATTTCATTCTTGCCAGAAAATGCTTATTTCATCGCAATACCTTGATAAGGTATAACGATTACGCCATTGTTGTTAGCACGGTTGGGCTAATGCAATCGCAAACTATTCCACATGGTTTTGAAGAAATCGGTCACAACCGCTTTTTTGAAACAATGGCATTTCATGCTGATCAAAACGATACTCGTTACTACGATGCAGACGTCAGTAGGCAGGTTCGATTTGAATCACAATGGCAGATTGCAGAGATGGATGCTGATGACAAAGCAAATCAAATGCACGATACGGTTGTGAGAGAGATTGCACATAGATTGCGAGCCGGGGAGGATCTCGGCGCATCCGCCGACTGATCGCATCCCATCGGCCTCGGATCGATGTCCAGGCGCCTCGGGAACCACGCTGCGTCCTGCCTGTCGTCACATTGGCGCCGGACGGGTCACAACCGCCTTCCTGGGGCTCCTGTGGACACCGCCCACCAGAACACATCACGGCAATCTGTAATACATTTTTGCTGTATTGCCTGTAAAGTTCTGCCATGCCTGCTAGAATGCAGGCTTGACAGCGCTTATTGCTTCTGGTATAATGTACTTATCGGATGGGATGGCCTGTCTGATTGTTTCACCACATCACAAAGCCATGCAAATCAATCAATTGGAACTGGAGGTTGCAACACGCAACCGAGTTAATCAGAAAGCAATCGAATGTCGGATTGCATTGCAAGAAGCACTCAAGCCATTTATTGGCAAGAAGGTAATTAAATACAATCCCTACAAGACATGGACGGTTGCCGTCAAGACAAAGCTCAACGAGGTTGAAAAGCAGTTGCGACTTGCTGAAGACAAGTTCCGACTTGTTTATGACATCAGCCTTTCCCTTGTTTGGATCACGGTTGATTGCACTTATGACGTTCCTGGCAAATGCGGCTGTGAATACGTCAAACGTGACATTGCAATTTGCACCATTGATGGTGACATTCTGGTTGACCTGACAGACGACACGATTCAACCCAGGACTGATTACACCGTTGAGGAGGTAATTCACAACATTGAAGAGATGAAAAAATTGCGTGAGCAGATTAGCAACATTCGTTCCGCAATGGTTGATTTCCGAAACGTTTACGATTTTAACCGCTGATTTTGTTTTGCATTCTAGGCAAATGATTGGATACACACAAATCACCAAAAAAGAATTTTACGCTCTTGGTGGATTTTCAAATTCTCGCTGCGTTAGGTTACAGCATGGTCGTTGCTGGGCGTACTTCTACCGAGTTGACTGAACTTCACGTCCTGTTGTTGTTTTATTTGCAATGCCAAAACGCAATCCCCGAGTCTTCACGATCAAAGAGATGAATCAACGTCTCAAGGTCGCTAAAGACTACATCGCAACGAACGATCGCGTTCGGTTGATCCATAGCAATGATTGCATTGCATTGGATTACGACTCAGAAAGCATCGACGCTTTCCTTACAAAAGAAAGACTCGATCATTCGCTTTTGCAAGACGCTGTATTTGGCGTGATTGTTGACTACGTGTTTGCTTCTGACATTCCGAATTACAAGTTTGCTACTGATCCATTCACGTTCTGTCGTGCTAAGGATCAATCACGTGATGTTGGCCTTGTTGTTCCAATGGTATTCCACAGGCCGAACAGCGATCTCATCACAAAACATGCTGCATGTTGGCTCGGTACGTGGCATCACGCTCCAGTGATTGCATGGAACAATCGCAAAGAAGCGGAAATCAAAGTTGAGAAGCTTCCTTTTTATTCTGATCTGCTGTGAAAAACTTTATCCTGGAGGTTAAAAACATCAAGCCGTGCCCTGGTGGTCACAGTTGCAGCCTGACCGCAAACGGCAAGAAAGTTGCCTACGTTGCTCCTGATGACATCTTTGAATGGACTAATCACAATGCAATGGTTGATGTTCTTGAGTTTTATGGCGCTTCACTCGGACTGGACAATACGGGACCGGTTGAGCTTGAAGACGGATGGATGGAAAAGAATGCACCCAGCAGAAAGAAACTGGAAATGCAATCACACGCCCAGGACAAGCTTTCAGCGTGGGTGCGTAGTTACGTTGCAAGGCATCTAAAAGCAAAGCAGGTGCTGGATCTTTGCAAGCAAACTGTTTTGATTGGAATGCCGATGGGGAGGGGTTCAATGCAGGTGGTTGACTTTTGTCAATCCCCTTCAACGTTAAAGAATCCACTCAGACGAAAGTTCATAGAAGATGTCCTTGTTGCAGGACAGATCATTCTTAATGACATGACACTGGATCAGCTAATTACAATCCTCTGATCTGCGGCTGAATTACGGCAGATTTGCGTGTTAAACTTTGCTAACACTGCTAGTTTGCGGCTTGACGTACTAGAAAGTATCTAGTATAATGAGCTTAAGTCGGGGGAGGAGCTTCCTCAATCGACACTCCACATTACGTTGCAACGGAGAACACAATGCAAACCGGTCCTGTCATCAAGACGACTTACAGCGGCCCAACTAACATTCGTGACGCCATCATTATTGCATCGCATCGGCGTGACAGTGAAACGCTGTGGCGTGCAATTCACGTGTACGATCACAATCTCAGCCAGGACGAGAATCATCGCGCTGCGGCCGAGAACTTGATTCAGCGCTGGCCGCTGAATGCAAAGGGTTCGGTCGGTGCATGTGGTTACGATCACAAGCATCATTACTTTGTGTTTGCGTTGGATGCTTACAACTAGCAATCCAGTTCATTTCTTTTCCCCTCACCCCACAAAACAATCATGCCTAAGCTTTATTCCGCTGCCTGGGTTCTTTTGATTGCGGCGCTTTTTGCTGCGTCTGCATCAACGCTTACAATCAGTTTCATGCGGGATCTTCAATACAACGGTCCTGCATGCGTTGATTGATTGCTGCTAGTCCAAATTACAACAGAGAACTCACATGACCTGGACTGTTTCACATCTCAAGGATCGTCTTGGTATTTCAGACGAGGAAGCCGCAGATGTCATTGCGATTGTTCGGGGTAACATTGACCCGCTGAATGACGATCGGTTCCCTAAGACGCAACAGTGGGTGCAACAGTGTTACAGATGCCACCGACCACATACTGTTGAACTCAAGATGGAGGCGTTGAATGAGTTGTTGTGTGGCTGTGGTGTAGAAGCCGTTGAGCATGAAGACATTTGGGTAGACCGTTATCACGGTAACATCGTTGGCACTTATGTCAACTTTGGTGATACTTACATTCCAACCGTGATTTACGATACACGTCGCGGCGTGTTTACAATCAACTCCTGGGGTGATTTTTACGAAGCCCTGAAGCCAGATTCTGACGAGGAGGAGTGATGCACGACATCAGCGAAATGACAATCGTTAAGGGCGAGGTTGCAATGTCTCGCCGGCTGAAAGAATTGGGTTGGGCGAACACAGAACAATTCGCCAATCGAACTGTTTACAAGAATAGAAGGGGAGAAGTCATCGGCATTACTTTATTTTGGCATCAGGGCGGAACAGATCACACTCACTTCGTCAAATAATACATTTCATTTCGGGGTTGATTGCATTGCAGTCAGCCCCTTTTTGCCATGTATAAAAAACACTAATGGAAGTCCTTTAATTCAGGCCTACCATGTAGACTCCAGCATGGTATAATAGGTATAAGCCGGGGGAGAGCCCGGCTAGTTACAAGTTCTACATCACAACGGAGAATCACAATGCAAACCACGTTTGCTTCGCTATCAGAACTCAAGGAACAGGAGCCGGCGATTTACAAGCTGATCTCCAGGCTGGGTCACAATTCGTGGTATCGCTGCGATGAAATGACGTGGCGGTTCAGGATTCAAGACGACTTCAATCCGTATTGCGTTGCGGCGAACCCGGATTACATGACAGACGCCCAGTTTAAGTTCCTGGCAACTGAGGCGTTGTATCGGGAGGGCGCCATGGACATTCCGTTCCGTCGATACATCGAAGACATGAAGTACAACACAACCATGATCTTCGTGAATGATGGCGACATGCTGATGACATTCGAGGTTCCCACTTACATCAGTGGGTGGCTCAATGGCATTTACATCGGCGTTGATGCCGATGGTCGTTCCAACTCCTGATTACAACACGGCCATGAATCAATTTACATTGCCAACGGGTCGCATTGTCGAGAAGGATGCAACCCACTGCGTCGCAGTTCAATCACGCGGTCGCTGGAGCCACAAGTTTTTCAAAAGTTACAAGGGGGCGATGAATGAAATTAAGTCACTTCGCGCTATGAGTGATGATACGAAGGCTTATTACGACGTTACAAGCTTCAGGTTGATTAAACCCAATTCTTAAATACAATGCAGTACCAATTTCGCAACAATCCTTCAACCGGACGACGTTACAGCATTTGGGTTGAACGCTTCATTACGGACATCGGAACTCGTCCAGTCCTGGAATGGTTCGATACGATGGAGGATGCAATTCAAGCAGCCGAAGAAATGAAACAAGACGGCAGGTTCTTTGGAATCTGCAGTTACGTTAGATCACAGCAGGTTGCCGACTGCTCTTGATAATACATCGCATTGGATGGGCCATTCCACTGGCTCATCCCATAAAACAGTGTTAATGACTGTTAATTCGGGCTCGCGGTTCTATAAAGCATCTGCTATAATGTAGAAGTGCGGGGGAGGCCCTGCGCTGATTCCAACCCCACATTACAAGGAGAATTACATGGCAACCGAGCTTTCCATCACGATCCGCAACGCAGGTGAGATTGCAGGGTTCCTGGTTGACATTCTCGGTGACGACACCGATGAACAGCTCAATACGATTCTTGAGCAGTTGTTTCATTACGAAAGTTGGTCAGAAGATGAAGATAATGCGCCACGCTTTCCGGTGGTTCTTGGTTACGTCAAGTCGGCGTTATTTCATGCGTTGCACGAGCGGGAGATTAAACGTTGGTCACAAGCTGGCTTGAATGGATGACACTGGCAACCTGAACACATCACAACCGAGAGCCACAATGGAACCCAATCACTTTGAGTTCGCGGTCACTCGTCACATTGACTGGCGAGATCGTGAAACGATTTACGTCAAGGCGCTTACATCGCATGAGGCGATTGACTACATGCGATCCATCACCGACGATGAAGACGACAATAAAGAGTTTGCGGATTTCATTTACAGGTGCTACGTTCCAGAGTCCGCCCTGCTCAATGGAGTTTCGGTTTACAACGCAATGCAGAAGCCATTGCCGGTTGTGGAGTTCTCGCAAGAAAACAATCCAGGGATTCCGTTCATGGATTGGTGGGTTGCACGTTGCGATGGCCAGCTGATTGCAACGATCGGTCGTAATCACAACTGCGAGTCACATTACAGCATGACTGCGTATTCGATGTTTGGTGCCCCTTGGTGTCGCACTGTCATTGATTACAATTTCACTGGCGGTGGAATGACATTGGAGGAAGCGAAAGACAAAGCATACGAGTTCGCCCGTCATCTCAACGGAGTTTGATCACAATGCACGACACTGACATTCAACAGCAGGAGCCGGTTGGTTACAAGCTGGCTTGGATGGATGACACTGGTAACTGGAGGACATTACAAGAGTTCTCCAGTTATTCGGAAGCTGATTTAGCTTTCGATGAATACGACGAGTCCGGCGAGTATGACAATACGATGATGGACATCATTCCAATGTATTGAACGTGGTGGAAACCGCCGTGGTGCCGGGCTAATTACGTGTTAGCGTTTGTTAATCCGGCCCACGGTGCAGAATCCTACACGCTATAATAGGTGTAAGCAGGGGAGGCCCTGCCAGGTTACAAGCTCCAGATCACAACACAACGGAGAATCGCATGACAAGCGACCTCACACAATTCGCGATGCACTTCTGCCAGATCATCTCAGTGGAAGATGGCAGTAAGTACATCATCTATGGGTGCGAAGACGAGATTCAAGACTTCGTGGAAGGCATCACGAAGCGTCGCCCCGGTCAATACATCTGTGGTGAATCGTTCATCGCAAAGGCCAAGTGGATTACAAACCCCAAGAAGTTTGCCAAGAAGTTTGGTGACAATACAGGTCTCTGGGATCTGTACGGCGAGCAGATCGTTCACATCGTCAACGGTAAGTGGAAGGTCGTTGCCGAGATGAGCTGATTACATTCCAACGAATCAAATCACAATGACGAAAACCGCTTTTCTTCAAGCCTACCGGTCAGAGCTTGAAGTTCGTTACGATTGGGCTGGTGATAACACGAAGCTCGATCGGTTCATGTCGAGTGTCGAGACAACGATTACTACAACGACATCGACTTGGAATTACGATGGCGATGCAGTTACGTCTGCCTGGCGCAAGATTGGTTGCAAGGGCAAGCCTACATTGAAGGCATTGCGTGCATTGCCGAACTGATTACAACACAACCACGGAGAATCACAATGTCAGCAACCTACTTCACGAACTACACCGTTCGTTTCGATGGCGGTCCCGAGATTGTTGTTACAGAAGTCGATAACAGCGAGTCGCTTGCCATTGAGCAAGCACAACGCATCATGCGCCGCAGCGGTCGCATTCTGAACCCGGATGTTCTCAATACAGCGCGAGTGGTTTACGAGGAGTCGGCTGATTGATCGCAATGGCGCAAAACAAGGATCCGCACGCCAAATCACAAGACATTTGGCTGTTATTGAATCAGGTCGAACAACTTATGATGAACGATCCTGATTACATTGATGCCATTGCTCTCATTGGAGTGGCAATGCACATTACAGAGGAGGTGCAAGAAAGACTTGAGTCTGGCTGCTAGAAAACGGCGGCGAGTCGGCGTTAGTTACGTGTTAGCGTTTGTTAATTCCGGCTCGCGGTCTTAATTGCAGCGTGGTATAATTGGTATGTACCGGGGAGGCCATGGCCTTAATCACGGTGCAAGTCACATCACAACCACGGAGAACACAATGTACTGGCTTCTTTCCGGTTGGACGCTTTACGTTTCGTCCTCGAAGAAGAAACTGCGCAAGTTCGCCAAGTCACTTCACCACGGCTCAGGACACAAGCAGTCCTTTGGGTACATGCACCTCAATAAAATTGAGGATGCATTTAATTTTATCGAGCAGTTCGGCTCGGCCACGAGGCTTCAATACATCACAGTTCCCGACATGACGCTTGAGCCAGAACTTGGCCGCAAGTTTCAGCCAACCGGCAAGTGGATTCTTTCCGCCTGCTCCAGGTGATTGCAACGTCGAGAGTGCGTGAATACAATACCTTCGGGGAATAAACGCACACTACATGAATGACACCTCTCGACACAATCCATTGTTCTTTGTTAATGGTTTATGAAGCATCACAAGCGTTACAAAGCAACGCCGTGTGGGATTATTTAGTGTTGAATGGCTTGTGATCGAATGTAGCGCCAAATACATTCGATTGGCTTTGAACATGGTTACTACTGGAATAAGTCAATGGGGTGTGGCAATGTCACATCCCATTTTTTGTGTCAACTCACATTACGTTACAGGAATGGAAACGTTACAACCAGTCCCCAGCACAAACATCCCACCCGTGGTAGAATTACAACCACCCGCCCCCAATCACAAGTGCCCAACCAATCTGATTACAACGAAGACACGAATGAAGATACAACACAGTATGACTTTGAATACAATGACGCTGAAGATGAATCACAAGATGATGCTACTGTTGATGTCAATCCTTTTGGTTTTGATAGTGATGACAATACCCAAGAAGAAGTTATTCTCGCGCCCACTAACTCCTCCCCCACAACCAAAACACATTCCTGGCTATACAGGTCACAGTACGCCCCTCTTGAATCTGAACGAGAATTTCAATTCCTACAATCCTTCCTAGAACTGGGAGGGGGTCGATCAATACAATATATCTCGCAGATACTCAATATACAAGAATCAACCATCTACAAGATTTATTGCAAGAACAATTGGAAGCTACGTGCTGCTGATTACGACAGGTACATGCTATCCCAGAAGATCAAGCTGTCCCAGGATGCAAGACAACAGGAACACTTAATGCAACTGGAGAGGTATCGCCAGGAACAAGAAGCAATTGGTCGGCAGCTAAGTATGAATGCAGCAAAGATTGCACAACTTGCCAATGCCACCTTGAATACAATGCTGGACAATGCAGAAAACATTACAGTACGGGACATGCCATCAATGTTAAACGCTGCTGCCAAGTTAGCTGACATCGGGAAGCAATTACAATCTACCGCACTTGGTGTCGATCAACTGTTAGTTGCATTGGAGGAGTCCGAGGTTGAATAGCAACGAGTATTGCATTACATTGCAACGGCTGTCAAGTTGCATTACAACGTTGTGCGTGGTCGCATTGCAACCATAGGGATTGCCGTACAGGCCATAAATAATAATAAGCAACTCCCGAGATCGACTGCGCCGCAATGGATCTCAAACCGGGAATTTGACAATCCCATGGCGAGAACCCCAGTCCACGACAGGGTTTTACAAAACTCGTTTACAATTCGGGGCCGCCCGGAACCCATCCCAAATTTCTACAAAATGCAACTAACTACAAGCCTTGGTACGTTACCTCCATGGAGTGCAAGACTGCTTAAAATACTTCGCAACAGGGGTGATCTCAATCTTTCGATGACATCATTTGCAATACTTGCCACGCTTATTGACGTTTCTTATTGCAAGATGTTGATACATTACAATCTGGTGGAATTCGCAGAAGAAACCATCATTCATGAAAGAACAATGCGGCGAGCAATACAAGACCTGCGTGAACTTGATCTCATTCGCATGGTAGATTACAAAGAGAAAAAATACATTATTGTCGATCCCTTGCTTGCAAACCCTGGCACCAAGCAACAGAGAACCCACAAGATACAAGTTTGGAATAACGCCATTCAATACAAGCGCATTCGCAACACTGATCTGGGCCATTCATGACAAGCCCCAGGCCCATTCATAACAAGCCATTCACGCATTCATTACATTACAACGCCATTCACATTACATCGCAACGCCATTCATTACAGGCGATTGCGCCATTCATTACATCGCAACGCCATTCATAATACATTACAACGCCATTCATTACATTACGCCATTTACCTTATTGCATTACGCTTGCGCCACGTTACGTTACGCCCGTTCCGTGCTACAATACAACAAGTACGCCTTACAATACAACGAATGCACGTTACAATACAACGCCCCGGTGCATTACAATACAGCTGCAGTTACATTACAATGCACAGCCTTCTACATTACATTACGATCGAATTACAATACATTGCAATCGCTGTTTGTTACATAGCAATTGCTGATAGATAACAATACATAGCAGATGCTAAACACAATGATACATTGCAATCGCTAAATACAACAAACCCAACCGATGCAAGATAGGGTGCCGGCGCTGATGCAAACCGCGCCAGGTGTTAGTTACATCGACCTGCCGGTTCCCCACAATTCCCGCGTTTTTATCTGTATGGCACGGCTGCTAGCACGTTCCCGCAACGGCTAAAAACGAATGTTTTTTGCGGTTCACCGTCCTACAACGTGGCGAGACTGTTACGGTTTGCAAACCGGTTTAGCCTGTAGGTTGCGTGGCAGGCAGGGGGTTGTATGATTCCTGCAACGGGACAAACCTCTACCAGTCCCGCCTACCGGAAAAAACCGTGCCCAACAATCGCAAGAACAACGGCCGCTCCTTCAACTACGTCAAGGATGCCGCTGCTGCTGCTGATCGGATCGCCGCTGCTGCTGCTGCTGTGGCCGCTGATCCTGACGCTGCTACCGCTGTGGCCGCTGCTGCTGACGCCGCCGCTGCTGCTGCTGTGGCCGTGGCTGACGCTATGGCGACCGGCGACCTTACTGCTGCTGCTGCTGCTGCTGCTGACGCCGTGGCCGCTGCTGATTCTGCTGAGAGGATCGCCGCAAGTGTGGCCGCTGCTGACGCGGCAGAGGACGCCGCTGTGGCAGAGGACGCCGCTGTGGCAGAGGATGCCGACGATCCGGTAATGCTGGAGCTTGATACGCTCCTAGCGTCAATGGCGGCCCCCCTGCCCCCCCTGCCGACCGTTGAGAAGGGTTCACGTACCGTCAAGCCCGGACAGCCTGTCTGGGAGCCTGATGCGATCACGCGCGCCGCAATGGAGCGCGCTGGCTGGGGAATCAGTGAGAAGATCAATACTGGTTACAGTCCGCGTGACATTGATGCTCTGACGCGTCCAATCATCACATCGATCAGTGCCAATGAAAAGCGCGGTAAATTGCAGAAACATGCCCTGCTTAATTGGGTTACAGCTCAAACGAACTTGACCAGTAAGGGTGGCAGTGCCAGGGTTGTATCACTGGCAGCATATATGATCCAACACAAAGATACGTTTAAGGGCGTGGCACGGTTTAATACGTTGGAGGGCACTCTTAATGCTCTCGCAGATTACTGCGGCAGGGTAGTCCTTCGCCGTGGCGATGTTATCACATTTTCCAACAAGCAGGAGGAGAATCGCAAGCGCTGATTAACAGTAACGGCGGCCCCTTTAATACAATCAAGGGGCCGCTACATTGCAATACATCGAAGCAGAGGTTACGATGCAATAAGGAATGGGTTACAATTTAGCCGGGGTGGGTTACATTTTGCGCGGAACGGCGGCGACCACCCACTCCCAAATTTTTTTCCCGTTTTCAACGGGCCCACCACCAAATTTTTTTTCCATTTTCACCAAACCCACCCCTAGATTTTTTTTCCAATTTCACCAAGCCCACCACCAAATTTTTTTCCCAATTTCAACGACCACAATTTTTTTCCCATTTTCAACAAATCCTTCCCAACCACAATATATTTTCACCACACCATATAACAACAAGTCCTTGCCACCAAATTTTTTTCCAAAAAAATCCCCCGGATCTCACCCCGAGGGAAGTGTCCTCCAAGAACGTGACTAGGGTAGCACGGGTTCCTTGATCTGTCGAACAATAAGTGGTGCTGGATGAACCGTCAAGATTGTTGCAGGCTTACTATCCAGACCACGTTCGCACATACCATTGGCATCCATGAAAACAGATATAACCTCTCCAGCGCTGACATGGCACGAGATTGCCTTGTCAATGAAATTTCCACTGGCATCAAAGACATAGCATGGCCCCCATCTTTCATTTGACTCGTGGGCATCAACATGACGATCAATGGGCCAGCCGTCAGGAACAATGAAATCAGCCATGGTGCAGTTGGATCATTGCATCAGTTACTGTAAACAGCATAGCAATGACAGCAGATGCAACAACGATGGTGATTGCGGTGATTTCGGCCTTTGTCATGGCAGCCAAGCAACGGTGATATTGTATCCCACTGTTCTTTTCCTTGTCAATGCTTTAAGATTCCGACAGAGGGTTGACACGAATGCCGATCAAGGCAAAGGCGACACGATATGCGGACCAGGCATCGCTGCGCGGATTGGGGCTACTGGCAGATCAAGCGATCTTGAATCGGCTATCGAAGCGAACGAAATCGAGACTGGATGGCGAGGATCTTGAATCCAGGCTGGTTGCTGATTTACTGCCGTATCAGCGTGACTTTGTATGTGACTTTGATCACAAGTACGTTGGGTTCTGTGCGGGCTACGGTTCTGGTAAATCTTACAGTGCCGTAATAAAAGCAATTCTTCTTTGCTTGCGATCTCCTGGCTTCACGCATTTGTTTCTGGAGCCCACCGTTCCGCTAATCATGGACGTGGCGCTACCTACTTGGTTCCAGGTGCTGGAGAAATACTCGATCCCGTATGAGTTCCGCGCTTCTCCCCGCCCGAACATCATTCTGAAGATTCCCGGTGGTGACACTCCGATACTACAGCGGTCGCTTGAAAACTACCAACGTCTCGTCGGTGTCAATGCTGCTTCACTGGTAGCTGATGAAATTGACACGTCCAGGCATGACATTGCCGAGAAAGCAATGGTGAAGCTGCAGGGTCGCGTTCGTGTTGGTAACTGCCCACAAATTTGCACCGTGTCAACGCCTGAAGGCTTTGCATGGATGTATTCCTTCTACGTTAAAGAACCAGCTGACAACAAGAAGCTGTATAAAGGTAAGTCCCGCGAAAACCCATACCTTGATCCCGGTTTTATTGCTGACCTCGAATCTAAGTACCATCCGTCACTGATTAAGGCGTATCTCGAAGGTGAGTTCGTCAACCTTGAATCTGCCACTGTCTTCTACGAGTTCGATCGACAGAAGCATTCCACTGGTCTGTTTCATCCCGAAGCCGGTGAACGCATTGTGTTTGGCGCTGACTTCAACGTGGGTCAATGCCAATCCGTTTATGGTGTTGTCCGTCCTGGTCCTGGTGGTCAGCAGCTGCACTGTTTTGATGAAGCTCGTGTCCCTGATACCTTTGCGCTTGTTGCTCATCTGCAACGCAAATTCCCACGTCATCTGGCGAATGGCATGATCACCTGCTACCCGGACGCCAGCGGCAGCCACGGCTCGACTGCCTCGACCCAGAGCGACCACGACATCCTGCGGAATGCCGGCGTGCAGGTGGTGACGGAGCGCCGCAACCCGCCGATCGCGGAGACCCTGGCCCACACCAACCTCTACATCCACCGGAATTGCATTCTCGTCAATCCAACGACCTGTTACGACACCATTGCATCACTGGAGCAATGGGTGTATGACAGCAAGACGATGAAGCCGTTGAAGGGTGGTGCCACCGACCACTCCCATGCTGGTGATGCGTTCCGCTACCTCGTTTGGCAGGTATTCCCCAGGGCTGGTATGCGTGCTGGCTATGGCCCGCGTTGGAAGTAGCGCTATGATTGCGGCGCACCACAGCCACATCAATGAAGCCATCCACTCGCTACATGCAATTCAAGAAAGAAATTGGTGATATTTTACTTGAGTGCGGACAGTTTGAGACCTGCGAGCAAATCACCGATCTGATTGGCCAGCTTCGGCTTGTTGTCAATGACGTCGCCCACTATCGTTCTGTTGCGCTTTCATTTACCTGCCCAGAGCTTTATAGTAAGTTGATCACGGTTTGCATTGGCGTGATTGAAAGTGGAGAGATGACAATTTACTCAGTCATTGGCACGCTTGAAATGCTGATCACCATCTACTGTAATACCTTGAATGAAATCATCGCCAGGGGTAGTGCCGAATAAGGCTATAATGGTGGCAAAGTGATAAAACCATGATTGCCACGCCCAGCTCGCTGATTCTCGGGGCCGACGATAATCTCGATCCGTTTGAGCGTCGGTTCCCGGAACAGGAAACATTCCTGGAAGAGGTTGTAGATGCTGATTCCTACTCTCCCGAGCAAGCGCAGCAGATGACACGGCTGATGCCGATCAAATTCTGCACCTATCCCGAGTATTGGCTTGATGAAGCGGCGCCTGGAACGATTCCGCAAGATCATCGAGAGCACCCGGAGTCTTACAACGTCCGCAAAACCCGTGCACTGACGTGTTTCGAGCCGTATTATAGCCATCTTGTTGACCTGATTGTTGGTACAGCACTGCGAAAAGGGGTAATCCTTCCCCAGGACGTACCTCCGCAATGGGAAGAATTCTTCAAAAACGTCGATCTCCAGGGCAATGCCATCACTTCGTTCACTAAAGAGCTGTTCACGAAGGCTCTGAATGGTGGTGTTGCCGGCATTTGGTCTGAATATCCACGAATGCGCGACGGAATTACGTCCGCCGAGGAGATCATGCTGAATGCCAGGCCCTATTTTGTCATTATTCCGACTGATGATGTGCTTGATATTCGTGATGATCGTGGCCCGGTAACAATCAATGGGGTTACGAGGTACGATACTCGCGTTACATATCTGCGAATCAAGTCGGAAATTCGTCGCCCAAGCCTTGAAAACGAACATTTTGAGGAAGTTATTCCTACTGTCGTTGTTTACGATCTGATTCCGTACCAAAATCCTGGTAGCGATGTCGTTGAAGAGCGTGTTCGTTGCCGTATTTACGAAAAAGACACCGGAAACGAGAATGTCAACAGATATTTGCTTAATGAAGGCATGACAACCATCCTTTCGCTGTCATTTATTCCCTTCCGGCCCTGCTACGGCGGCAAAAAAGAGGCATTTTTCCGTGCCCGTCCACTTCTGTATGACGTTGCCCGCCTCAATCTGCACCACTGGGCCGTTTCTGCTGATCTTTCCGAGAACATTCACCTCAATGCGTCCACGATGCTGACCGGTACTGGCATCAGGCCGGATGAAGAGATTTTTTCTGGTGCTGGTCGTGCCTTGTTTAGCGCTAATCCAGATGCAAGGTTTGGAATGCTGTCTCCTGGCATGGAGGGTGCCGACACAACATTGAAAGAACTTGCACGGATTGAAGCCGCGATGGACAAGTTAGCTGCCGTGACGATGACACCTGGCAAAACACAGGTTGAATCAGGCTTTGCCAAGCTGCTCGATCGCTCTCAATCTGATTCGCAACTTGCTGTGCTGATCAGTTCACTGCAGGACTGCCTGAATGCAGCGTTGATGTACGCCTCCGCCTACCGCAACTACCCACCGATTGAAATTACGATTAGCAAGAACTTCATTCCCGTCAAGCTTCATAGCCAGCAAGTCATGGCATACAGCAGCTTGTTCAAGGATTCCAATGCTATTCCCATTGGCACATTTCTTGAAATGCTCGATGCTGGTGAGCTGTTTGAAGGCTTGCCGAACTTCAGCGTTAAGACACTGCTTGAAAAGATGGGCCTGGAGGGAAGCGAGACCGCAAAGGATCTCGGAATCGGCCCCAACAAGGAACAGCTTGCCCCGGAGCCCCCTGCAACAAACAACATGCAGAACACTATGGAGGAAGCTACTGGCAGAGCGCTGGAGGGCGAGAGCATGGAAGCGAGCGTCGAAAGCAGGGAATCCTGATCCCCGTTCGGTGCTACACTTCCAATAGTCACAACGCAAACTGTTCGTGCCTCCCGAATCCCAAGACCCCACCACCAACGACTCCAGCAACCTGACCATCGAGGAGCTGCAACGCAAGCTGGACGAACAGGCCATCAAGATCAAGAGTCTTGAGGGCACCAAGTCCGGCCTGCTTGCTGATCTACGGAAAAAGAAAACCGTTGAATCACTGATCAAGGCTGCTGGTATTGACTTGAATGCCGAGAACTTTGAAGATCAGGTGATCCAGGCTGTCACCGCTGTTCGCACCGGCACCACCGCCACTGGCACCCAGGAGACCCAGCAGCAGCCCTCTGGCCAGTCCAGCGGGGAAACTCCCAGCGAGGCGGTGGACTCGGCCCTGCGGGCGCAGCTGTCGGCCCTGCAGAACCAGATCAACCGCCTGACCGAGGAGAATGTGCAGAAAGATCAGATGGCGCAACGCGAAAAGCAACTGCGTCGCCAAAGCATTCTGCAATCCAAGGTTGTTCAGGAACTCGAAAGGGCCGATTGCCAGCGGCCGAGCCATGTCTACAAGCTGCTGCAAGATAAGTTTCATCTCCTCGATGATGATGAAACCGCTGTTTTTGGCTCCGAGGATGATCCGGTTACTCTTCGTGATGCTGCAACGAAGCTTCGTGAAGATGAGGAGTATTCAATTTACTTCCGAGGATCTGGCGCGAGTGGTTCTGGCCTGCCCGCCTCTCGCACTTCCGTTCCGATGTCCAACAATCCTTTCGCCGTTGGATCTGCAAACGCAACCGAAGCGGCAAGGATCATGACCGAAGATCCGAGCAAGGGTCGTCGTCTGATGCAAGATGCAAGGCTGGCCGGCAAGCTCGATCCGATCATTGGCCGTGCGCTCTCGGCGTCCTAAGATCGGAAGGGACTTGGGCTATGAGACCTCCGCGAGGGGGTCTTTTTTTTGTGCCTAGACTGGGCCAACCGCCGAAATACTATGCCACTGAAATCTGGTAAATCCAGCAAGGCAATGTCTTCCAACGTGAAGAAGCTGATGGATGAAGGCTATCCGCAAAAGCAAGCGATTGCCATTGCTTATTCCAAAGCCAGCAAGAGCAAGAAAAAGCCAAAAACCAAAAAGGGCGGAAAATGAAAAAGAACATTCCAACCGACAAAGCTCTTTACGCAAGGGTTAAGGCCGAGGCAAAAAGAAAGTTCAAGGTTTATCCAAGTGCCTATGCAAATGGATGGCTTGTTCGTGAGTACAAGAGGCGTGGCGGTGGCTATAAAACCCAGGAGGTAAAGAGTGGCAAAAAGTAAAAAGCCAAGGGGCGGCTTGGGCCGTTGGTTTGCTGAAAAGTGGATTGACGTCAAGACTGGCAAGCCCTGTGGCAGACAGGAGGGTGAAAAGCGTAAAGGGTATCCGGCCTGCCGACCATCAAAGCGGGTATCCTCCGAAACACCAAAGACTTCAGGCGAGCTTTCCAAGAAAGAAAAAGATAAGTTCAAGAGAGAGAAGACAAGCTCAAAGAGAATTGGCTATCAACACAAAAGGAAGAAGCGCTCCTAGCGGCAATGGCTAAAATTACAACTGAAGCTATTTGTGGATGATCAGAGATGGCGGCAACACCTGAGCGGGTCAAAAGCACCATGAAGAGGCTTGGCCTTTCTGGTGTCAACAAGCCTAAGCGGACTCCAAGTCACGACAAAAAATCTCATGTCGTGATGGCAAAAGAAGGCGATACCTATAAGCTAATTCGTTTTGGCCAGCAGGGTGTGCAGGGCGCTGGCAGCAATCCAAGTTCCGCAAGTGAAAAAGCCAGGCAGCGATCTTTCAAAGCTCGCCATGCCAAAAACATTAAAAAAGGAAAGCTGTCGGCTGCCTATTGGGCTGATAAGGTAAAATGGATTGTTGTGGCTACCCTGATTTCAAGCTCTATCTGCTGATTGACAATGGGAAAACTGTTTCGTGGGCAGATTGACATCTCGATGTTTCTGCCGATGGTCATTGGCATGATCTATGCGGGTACTGGTGGCTGGAGTGAATCCAGATGGACGGCTGCGCTGGCAATCATGGGCCTCGGGCCTGCGGCTCGCATTGGCTACGAGCGTGGCTACTGGACCGAAAACCCGGAGATTAGCCGATCCGTGCAATCGCGTGAACTTGTAGTGGATGCCCCAAAGCCCGCTACCAGGGCTCGCACACAATCCACCAAGCGTCCTGTAGCAAAGTGACAATGGAGCAATTTCGTGCAGTGAGTTCCCAGAACCCGCTGGTATTGGATATTTTGAGGGCGCTTGGAGTTGAAAACTACGAAACCGTAACATCGTTTTCAATTAACTTTGTTGCGGGAGAAGTTGCAACGGTCGATGTTTCCTACATGCCAAGCGAAAAGCAAATTGAAGAATTGAAGAAAGAGCTTGTTCAAAGACGATATAGCCTACTGGAGATAGTCCAACCGGAGACTGTCGCTAACATGGAAGACGGAACGTTCCATTCCAGCCATGGCCCTCAAAACTGATCGCAATGTCATCGCTCGTCAGATCACGACCGAAGTTGACGAAGTTCTGACTGCAATTCGTATTGCTACGGATTCCGTGAAGAACTGGACTTTCGTGCTTCCCGATGCTTTCACCGAAGCTCAACTGAATTCGCTGTTTGCCCAGGCTCCTACCGTCACTGGTACCAAAACCATTACCGCCAGTGGCTGTGCTGGTTGGGCTGCTCTCGATGCTGGCGAAAAGGCTGTGCTGACTGGTAAGGGCTATACCCTGAACTGATCACACGATCTTGCAATGTACGCCGGGGATAACACCCCGGCTTTTGTTTGTTTCTCCGTAGCCAGTGGCTATCATCTAGGCAATGAGGCCGTGCCTCGCAGCAGGATCGCTAGGCGGTCCAGCAGCAGTGCTGTGAAGCTGAACCGTCTAGCGGTCGTACCGCAACCCCTCGTACACTCGCATTAAGGACAATGCTGCTCGCAGGCGTTCCTTTTATCCCCACTCTCTTTCTTGAGTACCAACAGGAAGAAATCCAGGATCGCAATGCCCTGGTTTCCTCCGGCCTCATGGTGACGAACTCTGCTATCCAGGCTGAGTTTGCCAAAGGCGGCAAGACGATCGACCTTCCTTTCTTCGGTGATCTCTCGGGTGATTCGGAGATCCTGAGCGATACATCTGGCCTGAGCCCCGCCACCCTGACCGGTGACGTGCAGACCGGTGTTCGCAACATGCGTGGCCGCGCCTGGAAGGCCAGCGATCTCGCTGGTGAGCTTTCTGGTGCTGACCCGATGCAGGCCACTGCTCGTCGCACCGGTCAATACTGGGTGCGTGACATGCAGAAGACTGCGATCAACATCATGCAGGGTCTGTTCAATACCGGCGGCCCTCTGGCCAGTAGTCACGCTGTTGGCGGCACCTCTACTCAGCTTTCGCAAAGCGCGATGGTTGATGGTATCGCCAAGCTGGGCGACGCGGGCCAGGAGCTGACCGGCATCATGATGCGTAGTGAGGTTTACTACGCGCTGATGAAGATGGACCTCATCATTCCGGCGTCTACCACATCGCAGCTCGACAGCCGCCTGTCCGCGCAGCGCCTGGAACTTGGCACCTATCTCGGTCGCCCAGTGTTCGTTGACAACACACTTCCGTATGACGCTGGTGCTGGTACCGGTGGTGCCGATGTCCATCACACCTACTTCTTCGGCCCTGGCGCTTTTGCCTATGCAAATGCTCCCGCCAAGAACCCGCTCGAAACCGATCGGGACAAGCTGATGGGTATCGACTACCTGATCAACCGCACCCACTACATGATTCACCCGAACGGGATTAGCTGGGTCGGTAACGCTGCCGGTAACGCCCCTACCAACGCTGAACTTTCTACCGGTTCCAACTGGCAGAAAGTGTTCACCGACAACCGCAACATCCGCATCACCCGCCTTCGTTGCTACGTCTGATCACTTCTAGTTGATCGAGTGATTAAGCCCTCCTGCAATGGGGGGCTTTTTCATGGCTAGCATTGGTTTGGCGGCTTTCCGCCGCACAACAGCATGAGCCATGACCTCGGCAACCGTAATTCCAGCTACTTATGCGTTGGTTATTCCGCAAAAGGCGACGTTGCGGGAAGAGTTTGAATTTCCGTTTTCCGGCAGCGGCAAAACGGTTGTTGCCCAAGTTTGGTCTAGTGGCTGCGAGCCAAGGGAGCTTTTATTTCAGTTGACGGTTGTTGTGACACAGCTTACGCCGACCCTGAAGGTAAGGCTTGAGGCCCCGTGGACTGTAACGAAGACAGTTACAAAAGATGCTGCCTGGGATTTGCTTATCATCAATTCGGATGGCACCAGGGATCATTACTTGCGTGGTCCCGCTCCTCTTGACGAGCGCTCAACAGAGGCACTGCCATGACCGAGCCATCAATCAGCGTATCTGGGGCAATCCGTCCGATTATCAATGTTGTCGAGGACGGCGGCGTTAGAATTGTGAAAATCCTCGTCCCTGGTCCCCCAGGCCCATCAGCTCCAACCTACATCCACACACAGACATCTCCATCTACAACGTGGACAATTTCCCACAATCTTGGTCTCAAGCCAAGTGTTGAGCTTCTGAATACAGCAAGCCAGGAAATTGATGGTGACGTCTTTCACCTTTCCGATAACGTCACCGTTGTCAACTTCAACATTCCCGTCGCTGGCCTCGCAAGGCTTACCTGATCATGGCTCGTCCCATTTACGTCGATCTTGACCTGCTGAGCGCTAGCAGGATTCTGAACCTGCCGGATGCCACTGATCCGCAGGAGCCCGCAACCCTTGCGCAGGTTCGGACGTTTGTCGAGGGACTGGCCTGGAAGGATTCCGTACGTGTCAGCACGCAGGGAAACATCAACCTGTCTGCTCCTGGCGCCACGATCGACGGCATCAGCATGAGCAGTGGCGATCGGGTGCTGGTGCGACTGCAGACCAGCGAGCCAGGGAACGGGATTTACGTGTGGACCGGGGCCGCGACGCCAATGACGCGGGCACTGGATGCTTCGACGTTTGCCGAACTGGAAGCTGCGGTTGTCACCGTCGAAGAAGGTACGGATGGTGGCACGCAATGGCGGCAGACACAGGTAAACGGAACGATTGACAGCAGCAATGTTGTATGGACTGCGTTTGCTGCTGTGATCCCGCTGGCAAGCGAGACGACCGCCGGCCGAATCGAAATCGCCACGCAAGCCGAAACTGATGTTGGTACGGACGATCAGCGGGCTATCACGCCGCTGAAGCTAACGACTTGGAGTGGCAAGACGAAGCGCTATACAAGTGATATTGGCGACGGCTCGGCTACCAGTTTCACGCTGACGCACAACCTTGGCACTCGGGCGCTACAGGTGGCGATCTACAGGAACTCGGGAAATTACGACCAGATTGAAGCCGAGGTGCGTCATACCAGCACGTCAGCGCTGACGCTGCTGTTCACTTTGGCGCCGACTTCCAACCAGTTTACTGCTGTGGTGACTGGCTGATGGCAAAAGAGTTCCACGCCGACGTTGACCTGAAGGGTGCCCTGCTGCTTGGTGGTAGTGCCGGCATTCCTGGGCAGATCCCATACTCAGCGGGGCCTGGGGCGCCTGCCGTGTGGGACGACCCGCCGGCTGGTGGTACGGGCAGTGTCACGATTGCCGCCAGCGCCGCTGATGTGCTGTCAGCTATTGCCGGTGAGATCAGTGCAGATGATCCTGGCGCCGATCGACTGGCGTTCTGGGATGATAGCGCTGGCAAGTTGACATATCTGGAAGTAGGTAGTGGGCTAAGCATTAGCGGCACCACGATAACTGCAACGG